CAAGTCATGGAGTGCAGTGCCATTGCGCGCCTTCTGTTCATCGGGATTTGGAATTTTTGCGATGACGCGGGAAACCATCCTATGTCGCCGAAGACACTGAAAGCGCTGGTGTTCCCTGGCGACGACATCACTGCTACCCGAGTCGCTGACCTGCTCGGCGAGCTGGAGTCGAACGGTCTGCTATCTGTCTACTGCCACGCGTCGAAGCTGTACCTTCATGTGAATGGCTGGCATCACCAAAAGATTGATAAGCCGACTATCAAGCACCCGTCTTTCGTACTACCGGTAGCGGATGGCTCTCCAACAACTACGCCAGATATCGACGAGCCCTCGTCGAATACTAGCGGAGACCTCACCCCCGGAGTGGAAGGGGAAGGGAATGGAGAATCTACACACTCACCGCGTGGTCCTTTCGCGATGAGCTTGGAGTGGTCCCCCGACCCCGATCTGCTCAATGCCTATTCCATTCGTGCCGGCCTCAACGTCTCGGTGATTACCCCTGACGCGATGTCAGGCTTTGTCCTGCATCACGAAGCAAAAGGGTTAGCTCAAACGGAGAAGCAGTGGGTTGCTGCGCTGGTCGGCTGGGTGAAACGCGACAACGTCAAAGCTGCTCGGGTAGTTCCACTCCGTCCCCGGCAAGCAAATGGCCCTGATTTCGACAGCCGGGACTGGGCCGACAACCTGGACGGTGTCCTGTGAGCAAGCCTGCGCCAATGAGAAGCGCCGCCCAACTCATGAAAGCGACTGGTGCTACCGCCGACCTGCGCGCCGCCTTTGACAGTTATCCGCCGCCGGCGGTGCCCGTCATCCCGAAGACGCTGCCACCTGGAACAATCGATGTCGTCAACGCTCTTTTCAGGGAGCTGCAGGCGATTTTTCCCGCATGGAAGCAGGCCTGGCCGACCGATGCCGCGCTGAACACCGCCAAGCGCAGTTGGACCAAAGCCTTCATCGTCGAAGGAATCAACCAGCTTGAGCAGATACGATTCGGCATTGAGCGTTGCAGGTCGCTGGGTACGGACTTCATGCCCAGCGTCGGAAAGTTCATCAAGCTCTGTCAGCCAACGCCAGAGATGCTCGGTATTCCACCGCACGACAAAGCCTTTCGCGAAGCATTGTTGAACTTGCATCCGGCGCGCATTACCTCTCGGGAGTGGTCGCACCCCGCGGTGCGTCACGCAGCGCTCCAGTGCGAAATGCATAACCTCGCGGATCTGATCTCTGAGAAAGCCATCAAGGTTTTTGAAAGGGCTTACGACATCACCATTCGCATGCTCATGAACGGCCTGCCGCTGGAAGATATCGCCGTAGGCATTGGTCACGATTCCCAAAAGCCTGAATCGCTTCTGGCTCAGGAGTATGGCGATGCCCGGCTTCTGGCGACGATGTCGCGTCAAGCCATCCCTGTAGATGGTCAAGAGGCTCGCCAGCAACTTTTGGAGCGGTTCGGAAGGCGCAAAGTTGCTTTGGAGGCTCGCCCGTATGGCTGATTCCTGCCTGGTCCCATCTGACCTGAACGTCTACCGATACGCAGTGTTCTGCTGCTCGTCAAAGATGGATTTGAGCTTCGAGCCTGATCCGGCATCAGCGCTTTTCGCGGATGCGGGCATGGCGTCGCGGTACGGCGCGTCGATGTGGCCGACCACCTTCGAAGTCATCGATCTGATCACGGGGGAGCGGGTATGCGCGTGACCTCGAAGAAACTTCGCGCCTCGGCCAACGGCCAGGACTGCACCGTCCGCGCACCTGGTGCATGCAACTTCGACCCAGCCACGACTGTGCTCGCTCACCTGCCTTGCGGCCAAAAAGGCATGGGCATGAAGGGCTTCGACACTGTCGCCGTTTTCGCGTGTAGCGCCTGCCACGACGTCATCGACGGCCGCGCCGCCGGCGACATCGATTGGAAAGACATGCCGCGCGCTATCGCCGAAACACATGAGGCCCTGATCCGGGCCGGAATCCTCACCGTGAAGGGGGCTGCATGATCGACCCAATGACCTACCTCGTCCTGATGATCCTTGCCTGCTGGGCGCTTCGTGAGCTGTGCGGTCTGATTGATCGCCGGCAGCGCCGTGCGCGGGGTGACCGCCGATGAAAGCCGCCATCCCGAAATTGTTCAAGCCGAAGACGATTCGCGCTAAGCGCGTCGACCGCGAAGGCCTCGAGCAGGCTGCGTTGATCACCGAGTTGCGAATCCGCATGCCTGAAGTCGCAGAGCTGATCTACCACGTCCCTAACGGTGGACATCGGTTGAAGAAAGTGGCGGCTGATTTGAAAGAGCAGGGCGTAGTCGCCGGCGTCCCGGACCTGGTGCTGACGATGGCTCGCGGCGGGTACTTCGGTTTGTACATCGAGTTCAAGGCGACACCGCCCAATGCTGCTCCCGTGTCGGACAGCCAGCACAAGTGGATCCGCAAGTTGAACGAGCAGGGCTATCTCGCCGTGGTCTGCCGTGGGCACTTCGACGCAATGGAGCAGATCCGCGCCTACCTTCGGCTCGCTCCTACAGTGGTGGCCGCGTGAGCACTGCCGTCGTCAACCTCACCGATGCCGAGATTCGTCGGCAGTCCGCTGATCCATCTGTGCACACGCTGCGTGATCCCCGTCATCCTGGGCTCTATTTCCGTTTCAGTGAGGGGAGGGGGCGCGGCTCCTGGTATCTGGTGGTGAGCCGTTCGTGGCGCCGGATCGCTGGGTATCCTGACCTCAAGGCCAATGCGGTGCTGGCCGTGCTGCCGGAACTGCGTCAGCGCCTGGTGCTCAAACCAAACGCGAGCGCCGCCATCGAGGCATGGACCACGGTCGGCGATCTGCTCGACTGGTACGGAGACCGCATGTCCCGTGACCGGTCGCTGTCGGGCAAGCGCAAAGCCGGCGGCAAGACCGCGATCGCCTGCCACCTGAAACCGCGCCTTGCCGATCTGCTGATTCGCGACGTCAGCGCCCAGAGCCTCGACCAGATGCTGATGTGGCCGCTGCAGGCCATCCTGTCACTGTCCTACGTCCAGCAACTCTATCGCCTACTGTCCGCCGCGTTTCGCCAGGCGCATAAGCTGGACCTCATCCCGATGAATCCAATGGCCGGTATGAAGTTCGCCGACTACACCACCGCGCGCATCGTGCCCAAGGCGGCTCGCCTTCGCGGTGTGCAAATACCGGACGTACTCAGCTTGCTGATCGAGCGTTTCGAGACAGCTCCGGGTGACGCCATGCTGGCCCTGATGATGCTCTGCCACGGGACACGCATCGGCGAAACACGCATGGCCCGCTGGGCCGACATCGCACTGCCAGAGCGTGAGTGGTTCATTCCCGCCGAGCACACCAAGACCCGAACCGAGCACCGGCTTCCCCTGACTGATCAGGTGTGCGCGCTGCTGCGTCGGTACCGCGATGTCCAGTTGGCTGCCGGCTATCAAGGTGCCTACCTGTTCCCGTCGCGTCGTGGTGTGGCACTCAGCGACAACCAGGCGAGCGCCGTCTTCACCCGGCTGGGTATGGGCGAGTGGACGAGTCACGACCTACGCAAGGTAGCCCGCACTGCCTGGACAGACCTCGGCATCGACGGGCACATCGGCGAGATGCTGCTCAACCACTCGCTGGGCAAGATCGCCTCGACCTACATCAACACCCAGGCCACCGAGCAGCGTCGACTGGCGCTGGTGAAGTGGCACGACTGGTTAGATGGCCGTGGCTTCAAGGTGATTCACGGGCAGACAGGCGTTAGATATGAAGATTCGCAAAACAGCCTGAAAGCCAAGAACGGCGAGGCCTGCAAGGCGATTCCACAATTTGTTAATGGCGAGGTTTAAAAATGATGAAAAAGCAGCATGGCCCCGCCTTTGTGCGCAGTTTGATACCGATGGCCGAGTGCCCTTCGTGTGCTGGAAAGGGATACATCAACGGTTTGCTTCACCAGCTCGACTGCATCGGCTGCCACGGTGCGGGGCTGGTCCACGCCGAGACGCTCGAGGCGATCCCGGTGAATGACCTGGTGGTGCAGCTCGGCATGAAGGTGCGCAAATTGGCGGCTCGGTTGAAGACGCTCGACTGCTCGACGCCCAGCGCCGAAGCCAG